ATACAGAAGATGTAATTAACGCAATTTTCTCAAAAGACGGAGACGTTGAAGACCTCGAAATGGACCAAGACGAAGAAGTTATGTATGAAATTGAATTCAATGAGGAAGATGATCTTGAAGAAGGTGAAGACCTTGAAGAAGGTGAAGATATTGAAGAAGGAGAAGACCTTGAAGAAGGAGAATACATGATGGATGAAGAAGAGTACGAAGAAGAAGATTTGGACGAATCTTACAACCACAGAAGATCTGTTAGAGAAGGTAAATCGACAGTAAAACCTAAAGGTGTTGGAATTGGTTCTGGACCTAAATTCACTTATAACTCAAAAGCTGCAGGTGGATTCAAAGAGGACAAAAAAGAAGGTCCTAAAACAATGGGTACAGGAAAACCAAATTTCGTATACAAGAAAGGTGAAAATATGGAACAAAAATCCAAAGTTGTTAAGGCTGAAACAAAAGAGGGTGCTCACGGAATGAACAAAGGTGATAAATCTAAAACCATGCCAGGTAAAGAAGATTTTACAACCAAAAAAGGTGGTACTCTAAAAAGAAAAGCTTTCGAAAAGGAAGAAACTAAAGAAGCAGCAAGAACTTATGGAATGGGTTCAAAAGAAGGACGAGGACTTAGAAAAGGTATTACTAACAACAGAAATTATGTTTATGGTAAAAACGGAGTAAAAGTTGAATCCACAGAATCAGAAGTTAATGTGTTAAGAGAAAAGAATGAAGAGTACAGAAAAGCATTAAATATTTTCAGAGAAAAACTTAATGAAGTTGCAATCTTCAACTCAAACTTGGCATATGCTACAAGATTGTTCACTGAACATTCGACCACTAAAAAAGAAAAAATTAATATTCTTAGAAGATTCGATAATGTAGATACTTTGAAAGAATCTAAAAGTCTTTACAGGTCGATTAAAGACGAATTGTCTAAAACTGAAAGTACACCAATTAACGAATCAGTAGAAACTAAATTAAACAAAGGTGTTTCTACAGGTTCATCAACTACCCTAATTGAATCAAAAACTTATGAGAATCCTCAATTCTTAAGAATGAAAGATTTGATGAGTAAAATTGGGTAATTAAATAAACAAATAAAACAAACAAAACAAAATACTAAAAATGGGAGCATTATTAGAATCAGGTCTTGTAGGTAACATCGGTCTTAAGCACCTTAAAGTTATCAAAGAAGACACAATCAACAAATGGGACAAATTAGGATTCTTAGAGGGTCTTAAGGGTCACATGAGAGAAAACGTAGCTCAACTTTATGAAAACCAAGCTTCTCACTTAATTAACGAAGCATCATCTACATCTGATACAGGTGCATTTGAAACAGTTGTTTTCCCTATTGTTAGAAGAGTTTTCTCTAAATTATTAGCAAACGATATCGTTTCAGTACAAGCAATGAACTTACCTATCGGTAAATTATTCTACTTCGTACCTAACATTCAGTCTTACCAACCAGGTACTTCTGAACACTACGCACCTTATGGTTCTCCAAACGCTGCGGCTGGTCAAACTCCTAACAGTGGTTATGACTACAACGCAACTAAAGACCTTTACGATAGATTCTACGAAGGTAACGAACCAGCTTTGGATCCTCCTGGATTGTTCGATTATTCTAAAGGACAATATTCGGCAATCACAGGAACTGTAGTTACAGTTGCTTGGGATGCTCTAGGTTTATTGTCACCTTCAGCATATACTGAAGATAACTACAGAAAAGTGTTAATCGTTATGTCAGGTTTTGCATCTGCTGGAGCAGGTAAATTAATCGGTCCTGATGGACAACCAATGGATAACGAAGCTTTCTTATCTGATTTGACAGTTTATGGTGTTTCAACTAACGTAAATACGGCAGCAAACGTAAATAATCCTTACTTGTTCAGAGTTGTAACTCAAAGATATGGTAAAGGTATTGTACAATACGGTAACAACAACGCTACATTAACATTCCCTCAGTCTAGAACTGACGGTGGTCAATATGACGACTTATGTGATGCTGAAGGTAAAATCTACTTAGAAGTTGATCTTCAAGTACCAGTATGTATCACTTGTGGTGGTTCATTAGACGGTTACACAGGTTCAACATTCTCTTCAACTACTGCTAATGACAGTGCGTTCTCAGCTACTTATAGAATCTATAAGAACTTGGAATTCGAAGATAAGATTGGTGAAGTTTCATTCGACCTTATGTCAGTAACAGTTTCTGTAACTGAAAGAAAATTAAGAGCACAGTGGTCTCCAGAAATGGCTCAGGACGTTGCGGCATTCCACAACATCGACGCTGAAGCTGAATTAACTGCATTGTTATCTGAACAAGTTGCAGCTGAAATCGATAGAGAAATCTTGAGAGACCTTAGAAAAGGAGCAGCTTGGAACTTAAGATGGGATTACAATGGATGGAAGAGATTAGGATCTAACGCAGTTCCTTACACTCAGAAAGATTGGAACCAAACTCTTATCACAGCAATCAACCAAATTTCAGCACAAATCCACAAATCTACATTAAGAGGTGGAGCTAACTGGATCGTTGTTTCTTCTGAAATCAGTGCGATTTTTGATGACTTGGAATACTTCCACGTATCAAACGCGGCTCCTGAGCAGGATCAGTACAACATGGGTATTGAAAGAGTTGGTACATTAGCAGGTCGTTACCAAGTGTATAGAGACCCTTACTTCCCACCAAACCAAGTATTGATGGGTCACAAAGGAACTTCTCTATTGGACACAGGTTACATCTACGCACCGTATGTACCTCTACAATTAACTCCTACAATGTACAATCCATTCAACTTTACACCAATCAAAGGTATCATGACTAGATACGCTAAGAAAATGGTTAATAACAGATTCTACGGTAGAATCACAGTTGATGGAGTTAGAACATTCGACTTGAGAGAATTGAGATAATCGAAATTTCGATATGGTAAAAAGGGACAAGAAATTGTCCCTTTTTTTTTATCCTGATATTTATAATAAATTGTGTACTATGATTAAGCAAACTTGGGAAATATCAAACGACGAAAGAAATAGAATTTTATCTCTTCATGAATCTGCAACAAAAAATCTTTACTTGATGTCAGAACAAAATACTAACGAAACCGATTCAATTAGTTTGACCAAACGGGTCGAATTTCCAAGTGGATTACATAGTTCATCTGCAGTAAATCTTGAAAGACTCATAGATTTGTCTGCAATTGAAGAATTCCTAAAAAAATACAAAGATAAAAAGATAGTTATTAAACTTAAGTCAAGTGAATCACAGGTTCCAAATAATGATAATGAGGTTATTCCAAAGAAAAGACTTAATCCCGGAGACCTTAGTAAAATGAGATATGAAACTATTCAAACTTTTATGACGAATTGGTTAAAGGGTCTCATTTCTAAAGGAATCATACCTCAGATGCCAGAATTTATAAATACTCAACCACAAATCGACACAACCACACCTTGGGATCCAACAGGATTAACTTCATCTCAAATTTCAGCGTTAGCTAAAGACCCGAAATATACTAAACATCAGTTTGTTGAAATTGAAGTAGATGCTATTGCAAATATTGAGAAAATTCCAAGTACTAAAATTAATCTCAATTCTGAGAAAGTAGAAACTTCGAGAACCGAAGGTGCCGCAAAATACGAATATAATTCTGCGTTATTTTACAACTATAGCTATGCACCAGCTGCTGTCCTTGGTATGAGTCAGTCGGAAGTTCAGTCTTTACCTGGCGCTTTATTAACTATGAACAGGGTATTAGTACTTAAAGACCCAGGAATAAAAAAATTAAATTTAAAACCTTTTATAACAAATATAGTTCCTAATGGTGGACAAAAGGTACCCGTAATATTTTTGAATTATACGGGTGGTATGGCGAAAATACCTACTTCACCAAAAAATTGGATTAAGTGGACTGCATATGTTTCTGACTCATATAACCTTGAGGTTCCATTCGCAAGTGACAGCAAAGAATTTCAATCTGCATGGTTATTTATTTATTGGTATATTAAAAAAGGGTTTCCGTCAGATTGGGATTTTATTGCTAACAAACCTGAAAATGTAGATTGGAATTTAGTTGATGTTGAATTACAAAGCGGAGGAACACAAAAACAAAATTCAACTATTGAAAAACAAAAAGAATATTGGAGTAAATACCCGATGGATTGGTATAATAAAATGGTAAAAAAAGTTTATAACTAAATTAATTCAACGCTATAAAAGAAAAATAATAGTGATTTTCAGTTTTTTGATAAGAAAGGTAAAATCTTTTTATTTTTTCATTGAGAAGAAGTTCATTGTGATATTTTGAATGTTTCCATATTAATAAACAATGTTTTGCCACATCGTAGTTCGTTAATGTTCCCATCACCATTTTTCTTAAAATTTCTTCAATTTCCTTTATACTTGAGGACAAACGAGACTCTCCATAATTCGTATGAATTGCTACTTTCGCAACATTTTCTCCTGCGAATGTAAAATTTGAGGTATATGAAAGTATATTTTCATCAAACCCATTGTGACTAAAATCGGTTAATAAATCTTTACTACGTAATTCAGTAAATTCCTTCATGGAGTGGTCGATTTTGATTGGATTCAATCCATTTGAATGTCGATACTCATTTAAGATTTGTTCAAAATGTATAATGATCGGAGCATCATTATTTGGATTCTTGAACCCGAATAATAAAAATGAAAATAATAGAATAACAACTTTTTTCATAAGGATTATTTTTCTTCAGTAAAATGTGAATTCATAATTCGTAAAGACTTGGAAACAAGTTCAGATTCTTGTAATGTGAATATTCTTGAACTGTGGGAGTATTCTAACGCTTTAATAATCATGTAATATGCCTGTTCTAAGTTCATGTCATCACACAGGGTATTTACATCATTTGGAGTGTAATAGGCGATACTATCAAACAGTAATCCTATTGGTTGCTTTTGTTCCATTATTTTGAGTTGACGGTATATTTATTATAGTGAGAAATATTATAAGAAAAATAATTAAGGAGGTTAGTGGGGCAGGTATTAGTGGAGCCTATTCAGGACCACTTGTACTTGGACCACAAATGTGGAAAGATAATCAGGTTGGTCCATTTACTGAGCCGGTTTACAAATATACAAATGCACAACTTGCCTATCAAGAGGCTGATGGAGATTTTACAGAATCACCTGAAGAAAGAGAAAAAATAGAACAAAGGACCAAAAAACTTAGTAAAATCAATATGGAAAAGAAAAAAACTTTCAAAGGTCAAAACGACGAGGATGGGTCGGCAATAAATCCAACTATGAGTGGTGAACCCTTGAAGGAAGATTTGGCGGTTTGGTTTGGTACAAAGAAGAAACCTAAAGGGTCGAAACAACCTTCAGGACCATGGGTTAATATCTGTAGAAAGAAAGAAGGAGGAGGACATCCTCCTTGTGGTAGACCTGAAGCAGATAGTAAATCGTATCCTAAATGTCGTGCTAAAGGAGTTGCTGCAAACATGACCGACTCTCAAAAAAAATCGGCATGTTCACAGAAAAGAAGGGCTGAAAAATCAGACCCAAAAGTTGGTACTGGTAATAAACCAACTATGACATCTTATAAACCAAAAAAATCCCAAAATGAAACATTAAGGGATTTAATTACTAAAATTTTGAGAGAAAGTATTAAATAAGTTTCTCTAAAATTTTTTTCAGTGAGTGTTGTACTTGGCCATGCATTTCCTTTTCAAATTTCATTCTTGCCTCTTCCACTTTGTTATCGAACAACCTCCCAAGTTTTTCCCCCATTTGTAATGAAATTGTGATATCATAATTGTAAATGTGGTTTGTAATGTTTATTCTATCTCCTTGAATTATCACAAACATTTGTAGAGTTTCATTCT